TTGGACCCTCAGTGATGAAACGGAAGTTAGATCAGTTAGCTTTGAGGATGGGTTACTGAGTATTGTGCTCGGTAAGATTGTTCCGGAGCATCATCAACGAAAAGATTATCTCTAAATAATAGAGAATATCGTCGTCGTATGGACTGAGGGGAAACTGGCAAAATCCAGTTGACTCCCCTCTTTTTTATTGGTATAATGATCTGAGAAAAGCACTGATTATGTCTATTAAAATCGCATTATTGAAATCTGGAGAATCAGTTATTGCTGATATTATAGAAAGGGGTCAGGAAAAACTGATTTCTGGAGAAAAGAAGATCAACGAGTATTTGTTTAATAAACCATACGCTGTAAATTTTGCACCCACATATGGATTTTTATCGGAAGAGTCTTCTGAAAAATCTGAAACGGAAGATGATAAATTTAATATTTCATTCAGTCCTTGGATTCCTTTTACCATGGATGAAGAAATGCTTGTAAAACCTGATTGGGTAGTCACTGTGGTGAATCCAGCAGTAGAAATTGTAAAACTCTATGAGGAGCTGATCGATGGACAATCAAGTTAAGATTATTGTACTCTCTAGTGGGAAACCTTTAATTTCTGAGATTGAAGAATTTGTTCCACAGGAACTGGGAGACCCTGATTGGAAATTGATTAAACCACATGAAATTTTGGAAGAAGGTATTCTTCAACCTTGGTTGCAAAGTGAAACAGATCAAAGGGAATTTATTATTATCTCTGACACAGTTCTTACTGTTGTTGAACCCAAAAAAGAATTACTTGAAAAATACTTAGACATCATTAAATAATGAGATTTTACACTAACGTTCAAATGGTCGGGGATCACTTCCTTGTCCGTGGATATGAGAATGGTAGGCATTTTGCGACTAGAGAGAAGTTTTATCCAACTCTTTTTGTACCATCTAATAAGAAAACAAAGTATAAAACTCTTGAGGGAAAATATGTTGAGTCAGTAGAACCAGGAACTGTTCGTGATTGTAGAGACTTCATTAGTAGGTATGATGGTGTAGAAAATTTTAAAGTATATGGAAATGAGAGATATATTCATCAGTATATTTCTGAGATGTATCCTGAAGAAGAGATTAAGTTTGATACCAGTAAAATCAAAATCTCTACGATTGATATTGAGGTGGCATCTGAGAATGGATTCCCTGATGTAGAATCTGCCTCAGAAGAAGTTCTTCTAATTACCGTGCAGGATTATAATACTAAGCAGATTAGGACATGGGGGAAGGGTCCGTTTAATAACACACAGAAGAATCTTACTTATAAGGCATTTAGAACTGAATATGAGCTTCTAACTGACTTTATCAACTGGTGGATGATTGAGGAAAATACTCCTGAAGTTGTTACTGGTTGGAATAGTGAGTATTATGATATTCCATATCTGGTTCGTCGTATCGATAGAATTCTTGGCGAGAAACTGAAGAAACGTATGTCACCTTGGGGTTTAGTTACTCTTAAAGAAGTTCGTGATAGATACGGTAATGTACGTATAACTTATGATGTCGGAGGAGTCGCACAACTAGATTACCTAAATCTTTATAGGAAGTTCACCTATAAAGCGCAAGAATCTTATCGATTAGATTATATTGCAAGTGTGGAACTAGGACAAAAAAAGTTAGACCATACTGAGTTTGATACATTCAAAGATTTCTATACTAATGGGTGGCAAAAGTTTGTAGAATATAATATTATTGACGTGGAACTTGTTGACCGTATGGAAGACAAGATGAAATTGATTGAACTTGCGATTACTATGGCATATGATGCCAAAGTAAACTATAATGATATTTTCTTTCAAGTTCGTATGTGGGATGCGATTATTTACAATTATCTCAAGAAACGAGATATTGTGATTCCACCTAAAGAACGTTCAGATAAAGACGAAAAGTTTAAAGGAGCTTATGTCAAGGAACCGATTCCGGGAAAGTATGATTGGGTGGTGTCTTTTGACCTTAATTCTCTCTACCCTCATCTTATTATGCAATACAACATCTCACCCGAGACCTTACAGGATGCTAGACATCCTTCGGTTACGGTAGATAAAATATTGAATGAGGATCTAACATTTGAGTTGTATAAGGATAGTGCGGTATGTGCCAATGGTGCCATGTATCGTAAAGATGTGCGTGGGTTCTTACCAGAACTGATGGAAAAGATCTATGAAGATCGAACCATTTATAAAAAGAAGATGCTTAAGGCAAAGCAAGATTACGAAAAAACTCCAACTAAGGCATTAGAAAAGGAAATTTCCAGATGTAATAATATTCAAATGGCACGAAAAATCCAACTCAATTCTGCTTATGGTGCTATTGGTAATGAGTATTTTAGGTATTTTAAACTGACAAATGCTGAAGCAATTACTTTATCAGGTCAGGTTTCCATCCGTTGGATTGAAAATGAAATGAATGGATTTCTAAATAAGATTTTGAAGACTGGTGATGAGAATTATATCATTGCATCTGACACTGATTCAATATATCTTAATCTTGGACCTCTTGTTAATAAATTTTTTAGTAATAAGTCTGACGATAAAACAGCAATTGTTTCGTTACTTGATAAGATCTGCCAAGACAAACTGGAACCACTCATCGAACAGTCTTATAAGAAACTTGCGAACTATGTTCAGGCATATGAACAAAAAATGATCATGAAGCGAGAGAATATCGCAGAACTTGGTATTTGGACAGCAAAGAAAAGATATGCTCTTAAGGTGTGGAATAGTGAAGGAGTTCAGTATTCTGAACCCAAACTGAAGATTATGGGTCTGGAGGCAGTCAAGTCATCTACACCAGCACCATGCCGTCAGATGATTAAGGATGGTCTTAAATTGATTATGAACGGCACTGAGGATGATGTTATTGAATTTATTGAGAAGTGTCGTAAGGATTTTAGGAAACTTCCACCAGAAGATGTTGCCTTCCCTCGATCAGTCTCTGATGTGGTAAAATATAAGTCTCATTCTGACATTTATGCAAAGGGAACACCTATTCAGGTTCGTGGAGCACTTCTATTCAATCATTATATTAAGGAGAAAAAATTAACCAATAAGTATTCACTTATTGGTAATGGTGAAAAAACTAAATTCATCTACCTCAAAAAACCAAATATTATTCATGAGAATGTAATGTCCTTCATTCAAGTCTTTCCTAAAGAACTTGGTCTTGACAAATATATAGACTATGACTTACAATTTGAAAAGAGTTTTGTAGAACCATTTAAATCTATACTCGATTCAATTGGATGGAGTGTTGAGAAAACTGTAAACCTTGAACTATTTTTTGTATAATGGATTTTCTAAAAGATATTGTAAAAGAGATCGGAGATGACTTCACAAAACTCGCATCAGACATCGACGAAACTGAAACATTCGTTGACACAGGTTCGTACATTTTTAACGGACTTGTTTCAGGGTCTATATTTGGCGGTGTATCTGGGAATAAGATTACTGCCATTGCTGGGGAGTCTAGTACTGGAAAAACTTTTTTCTCGCTTGCGGTTGTCAAAAATTTCCTGGATTCTAATCCTGATGGGTATTGCTTATATTTCGATACTGAAGCGGCTATTAATAAGAGTCTACTTGCAAGTAGAGGGATTGACCTTACCCGGTTGGTTGTCGTAAATGTTGTAACTGTTGAAGATTTTCGTAGTAAAGCATTGAGAGCAGTTGATCTATATCAAAAGAAACCAGAAGATGAACGTAAACCATGTATGTTCGTTTTGGATTCTTTGGGTAATCTCTCTACCAATAAAGAGATTGAGGATACCCTAGCAGAAAAGACAACCAGAGACATGACAAAGGCACAATTGGTAAAAGGTGCATTTAGAATGTTGACATTGAAACTTGGACAGGCTAACATACCAATGATAGTTACTAACCATGTTTATGACCCGATGTCTCTGTATGAAGCAAAGAAAATGGGTGGGGGATCTGGTCTCTTGTATGCGTCCTCTACAGTCATTTATCTCTCAAAATCAAAGGAGAAAGAAGGAAAAGGTGTCGTTGGAAATCTTATCAAGGCAAAGACTTTTAAGTCACGTTTAAGTAGGGAGAATCAAGATGTTACAGTGCGTCTCTATTACGATGATCGTGGTCTTGATCGATATTATGGTCTTCTTGAACTCGGTGAGTCTGCTGGGATGTGGAAAAACGTTGCTGGTAGATATGAGATGAATGGAAAGAAAATATATGCCAAAGCTATTCTGCAAGAACCCGAACTTTATTTTACCGAAGAAGTAATGCAGCAACTTGATGCTGCCGCGAAGAAAATTTTCTCTTATGGAACGAATTGAAACAACAATTCTCAGAAACTTAGTATACAACGAAGAATACTCACGCAAAGTAATCCCATTTATTGAACCAACTTATTTCGAAAATAGATCTGAAAAAGTAATCTTTGAGGAGATTACTCAGTTCATCGTAAATTACGGATCAGCAATCACAACTGAAGCACTAAATATTGAGGTTGAGAACAGAACAGATCTGAACGAGAGTGAAAT